CTTATAAACAATTCATATTACAACAAATCATATATAGTTTTTTGGTGTGATAAAGTCATTCCACCAACCTCTTCTGAGAATATACTTTCCTTTCCACGGTGACAATAGTATCATTGTGCATACCACCATGGCATACCAAAAGAATTTCAATGAGTTTAAACCCTCTGGTTTTCCCAAGACCCACGGTATTCCACCCAAAGGAAAGGCACGTGCCGCCTGGTTTTATTACCCGCGCAATCTCGTCTCTCCACTGCGACCATACAGACGACTTTGTATCTGTCAGGGACATCCCGATATCATCATAACACTCTTTCAACTGCCGTGGAGAATATGGGGGGTCAAACAAGACACCCTCTTGTGTATCTGTCTCAAACCCGGATAAGTAATCCATGGCATCTACGGTATAAGGATAGGTGAACGGGTCAAGCCAAGCGCACTCATATTTCTGTATGATGTCGGAGATGGGTTGTATCTGAAATGTCCGTTTGTTTGGCATTGCCCATACCCGGCGTATCTTCATCTCCCCCTCCTCTTCCACACCCGTTTCCCGCAGGTGCACCGGTATTCTTCCCGACCGCACTTGATATACGGCATGTAATGTTTCGTGATACGGATCATCTCCTTCCCGCACCCCTCGCACTTAACCACGGTCACTCAACACCCACAGCACGACACCGATGGACAATGCCACGATGATGGTACACCATACCATACCCCATGCGCTCACCGGCCCACCTACCATCAGAGACGGGTCAGGCCATCCCGTGACGTTCATCTCTCATCACTCCCAAGAAGACGGTGCGTGATGCGACCACAGGCTTTGCATTGCCACCGTTGCACACTCCTACCAACCAGCTGACGAGTGCCAGCACGGAACATCCGGCCAACACCACATTTGGGACACGGTTCTGTCATAGACATACTATTATCCTCCACCCCATATATACCTACCCACCTACCCCAACGATAGTGCAAAACATATATCACCACCGATGCATATATGTTGCTCATGGTAAAAACAAGCAAGGGCGCAAAGAAAACACCGCGAATTGTTGACCCATATAGCCAAACACCAAAACGACACCTGCGGTTCCATGCAGAACATAGCCGGAAAATGCCGTATGATGGACAATACCACAGTAGCGGCAAAATCAGTATTGGCGACAAGGCAATGGGGTTAAGCCGGGCTGAACGCAGACGGGTTATCATGCATGAGGTGGGGCACGAACTGGCCGACAGGATGACCAGAGACTTCCAGATATTTAAACTTGCCAATTCCGGAGCGTTTGGCACCTTGGATGCATGGGGGACACCCGCGGGGTTCTCAGGTATTGGTGAGCGGCCGGACGAGTTTGTTGCAGACGCATATGCATACATCCTCGAAGATCCTCAATTCTTGAAACGCAGGTTCCCGGTAGCATACAAGGAAATAAAGAAACGCGCAACAATGGAGGGGTTCCCCGTTACAAAAACCGGGTTTGATGCCATGATGGGAAAACAACCGGGTTCACAGTATCGCAAATTGTTATCAAAACCGGTAAAAGACATTCCACGACCACGCCAGAAAAAGAAGGGGATTGACCCGTCTTTGTTCCGTGTAGACTGGTAAAAACCCACCTACCCCAAACAACGATACCACCCTGCCGCTGCCAGTATCCAATAGATCCCAAACAACACCTGGATATGCATGTCAGCCGCCTTCCTCCCCTCATACACCCAGATACCGTTTGCAATTAACCAGACCGAGAAACCCCAGAACTGATGGTGCACTAGAGGTGATGCGACCAGGGCAGCACCCGCAATACCGAGGATGACTGCATACGTCTTTAGGTTCCTGAGCAGCGGGATCTTTGTAGGTGATACAGTCTCCCGATACGTGAGTTCTGCCAGGCTGGTGCCCCGGCGATGCAACTCTTTGTCAAGGTCTTGCATAAACATCTTCCCAAATCCCATGTTAGTCACTCCCAATGACCACATACTCAATGACACCGGTATCCAGTTGTTGCCCGATATGCAGCCGTTTCTTTTGTAGTGTCACATATTCCGTGTTCAGTTCAATACCGACTGACGATCTCCCAAGGTCACGCGCAACCTTGGCAACGGTGCCGGACCCCGAGAACGGGTCGAGGACGGTGCACGGTATGGTATCCACATCACAGGTGCAGGAGGGTTGCCAGCCAATAGTGGTTACTTCAGACGGTTCTGCGTGTTTGCTCCGGTCTCCAGTTGCACCACGGCCACTTGCCACAGTCTGATATTCGCTATCATGTTTTCCCGGAGGTTTGCGATGAACTTTCCTCACCATCGGGGCACCGCAGGCAGCACAACACCCATATTCACTTGTGCCTGCCTTGATACACGGCTCTACCAGGGCTTCCGGGAATGTTGCGAAATGCGCCTCCTTGTAGGAATGGGTGTTTATCGACCAGACTGAGCGTTTGTTTCTCACCCCATCATATATTTTATATTCGGGCGGCCTGCTATTGACCTTGTAGGTTGAACTGCGTTCAATAGATCCTTTGGCCGCCTTTGTTCCCTCCGGGTAGATCCCTTTTTCTTTCACCGCTTCCGAATCATAATAGTATTTCTGGCTCTTGCTCAAGAGGAATATATATTCGTGCGCCTTTGTACATCTATCGGTTACGCTTTCCGGCATCGGGTTCGGTTTATGCCAGATAATATCCTGCCGGAGATACCACCCATCGGCACGAAGGGCAAATGCCAACGTCCACGGGATACCGATCAGGTCTTTGGGTTTGATGTCTGCACCGCCGCCATTTGCATAACTATCCCCGATATTGAGCCATACCGTGCCATCATCCCTCAGCACCCGCCGGACTTCCCGGAATACATCTACCAGTTTGGCGATATACTCGTCCGGTGTGGCTTCAAGCCCGATCTGGTTTTCGTGTCCATAATCCCTTAACCCGTAATACGGGGGGCTTGTTACCACGCATTGCACATAGGCATCCGGCAACATCTTCAACCCCTCGATCACATCCCGGTTGATGATCGTATGTTTCATTCCTCATCATCCTCCCCCAACACCTGCCGTGCCATCAGGTTCAACTCACAGAGGTCGCTGTATAGGGTAAATGCCAGTTTTTGCCATGGGTCTGATAGGTTATCCATCTGATACCCGTCACGCTTCATAATGGCGTTGGCAGTCGTCTGGAGGTCACGGGCATACTTAATGAACTCTATCATCTCACGTTTGCCCGATACCTTCTTCACCCGTTCCCACTGGCACGGTTCGCCATCCTGAAGACAGTTTTCTGGCACCGGATCGCCTTTCTCAACTTTCGCTTTACACGGTTTGCACGGGATCTGGACTCCTTTAATCCGGCAGTCATGACACTCGTATCGTTTCATCGTTCACCACCCCTTAAATCACATCATCCAGTTCTAATACCCATCGCAGGGTTTTGATGCATTCTTTTGCCCGGATAATATCCAATCGTAACTTCAATTGAATATTTGGTTCCAGAACACTTGTGTCTTCAACAAGAGCTTCCAACTCTTCTCGATATTCCCGGATCTCGTCTTCACAATCTTCCAGCATCTGCTCAACGTCATGATATGATCTCATCACTACCACCTCAACACTTGCGCAAGCCCGGTGCACCCCATCCCCTGCAACACTGCACGAAGACCCTCACCGGTCGCAGGAACGATACCGTCCCGGATAGCCATACCGTCCAGCTCATCCCATGGGTATGTTGCCATGAAGTCCGGCTCTAACTGAGATATGATAGTCATCCCGTCATCCTGGACGATTGCATACAAGACTTCCACCAGAGTATGATACTCTGTCCGGAAACTCCACGGAGACCGATACGGTAATCCGGTCCACCCATGGAATGCTACTCTGTCACCCGGAGAATATTTCCATCCACCCCGGATCGTCTGCCTGATAGTGCCATCAAGAACACCTTGGATCTTTGGCTGATAGGTCAGAGGAAGCCAGTAACGGGTCATTCGCTCTCACCTGTTGGTTTTCCATATCTCCACATGATCGCATTTGTTAGCATAAGTCCAAGCATAAGATAAATACCCCATAGAATATTCACGCTGAAGAAGACGTATAACGCCCCACACATCAGCGCGATATTTACCCAGAAAGGAAGTTCTTGCCTCATTTGTGATCATCCCCTGCAACAACGAAAATAGCCCGATGTCGAAAATAAACCCGATATCGTGTCATTCTTCCTCACCCTGCAACAACCCAGCAACATCTTCCAGTTCCGACCGCGTATACCTCCGGTCACACTGCATACACACATACATCTCACCTTTGAGATAGAACCGGACACACCCACACCAGATACACCCGGTCGTGTCAAACATAACTTCTTTCCAGGTCATCCCGCCACCAACCCCAGACGTTTCGCCAGTTCCGGGTCGCGGATACGGAACGATACCTTAGGACCGCTCTGTTCACGCATCGCCTGACGGTGTTTCCGTTTCCAGGCACGTGACATCGCGTTCCGGCACGGCTTACAATACCATGCCAGCCCGTCTTTCGACCTCCGGTTCTTGCCGAACGCAGTGTCCGGTAACACCTGTTTGCATTTTAGACATCGTCTCATGATACTCACCTCACCCCGAACCGTGCCAGCTTCCCCTGGTCATCCGGGATCTCACGGTCAACCGGCAACACCACCCGCAGTTCACAGTCATGGATATCCACGCATCGCCGGTGATAGTAGTCGCAGTCATCCAGTAATGCCCGTTTCCAATGACATTCCCGGCACCGTTTCAGGCGCGCACGTTCTGACGGGATCATGAGTGCCCCTTCCCCTTCTCTCCGAAGAAGACCATCAATATTTTTACCCACTTGGGTTCCGGGGTATAGTCTTTTTCATCTGCGTTACGGACCGCAAGGTCGTAATACGTGTCGTGGTCAGGCCTGTCGTCCGGTTCAACCTCAACCAGATGCGCCTCATGAGTGATAATACCCATGAATATCTCACCCACATCGTCTGATAGATACTCACCATACCGTGCTGCCTCTGCCCGTTTAGAAGCAATATAAGCCATCAGTTGTTTATGCGCCTCTTCCTGCGTGTCAAAATACGCAAACTCGTTCTCGTTTCCCTTGTAGACAAACCATCTCGTCCTCATGTTTCTTCACCTCATCCTCATTATGTCAATATGCTCACTCACCTGACGTATCGCATCCTCCGCACCATACCCCACCACAACAGTGTCACCAATGGAACGCAAATACGATATCATCTCTGTCTGCACCGGTGATAACCGGCCACCTTTTCGCTTCATTTCCACCCATAAACCATATGCAGGTATATACATGTCGGGGACGCCAGGAGTTACACCCTCCTGTTTCAACCTCACTGCCTCAACCGTATGCCTGCTCCCACCGTTCGCTATCGCAATGATGACAACACCAGGATACCGCAGCATGAACTCAGTGCGAAACGCAACCTGCTCATCGTGCTCGGAGGGGAGAGGTATCATCGGCTTTGGTGACATTGTCTGTGCTCCCCCTTGGTCATCAATTTATACCGCGCTTTTTCTGCATGATAGTTATAAAAGTCAGTTGTTAATTGGGTATCTTTGAACACTCTACCATACCTCTTGTGTTTCACATACTCAACATTTTGAACATCTATACCATATTCATCGATAAACATCCGGATAATTTCAGACTTAATGAGCCTCTTGGACGGGGTGGCAATTTCTGCGGTTGATACCCATCGTTTTGGTTTACCCACCCAGATACCGTAGGTTCCGGCAATGATGTTCTTAATCTCTTTTGTCCGGTTGATATGGTCAACCATTTTCATCATGGCAGCATGAGAACTAAATACAATCGTCATCTATTGCACCACCGGGTCAAAATCATATGTCAACACCTCATAGAATTTGGGGTTTGTTTTCTGCGACCTGACAAGTATCCGGGTCGGGCGGTTCCAGAACACACATTCTGATAACGCATGGTCAACCGTTGTGCTTTTTCCCCCGTGTTTCCTGACAAAGTCTTGTGCCATCATTGACGCATACCCACCATGATCCAAGGATATCCATTTGTAAAATGTCATGTATCCTGAAGTCTCGTATGTTGCTTTCAGGCTATCAGGTTTACCCGGTTTCGTGTGCCGGGAATACGCAACATTGGTAACATTCACCCATACGGCCTGATTCGACATCACACCAATGACAGACGCACTTTCTGACAGGTTCTTTAACGGGTCTGGTTCTGGATACAGATACCCACATTCCGGGCATGCCCGGGTTGATATGCCGACCACAACATTACATTTGGGACACACCTTTACAGGTGCGGCACCGTTCCCCGGGTCATTGGTTCCTACGATGGTAGGGTCAACTGCATCTACCGGCCCATGGCGAAGAATGTTGTGACCATAGTCAAGGAGCAGACAGTTATCTTTCCCAGGATACGTCCTCATCCCCCGACCAACAACCTGCACATATTTTCCGGTGCTCTTGGTAGAGAATACCAATGCTATCAGGTCACATATCGGCGCGTTAAACCCTTTTGTGAACACGGCAACGTTTACCAGGCAACGGAGGTTGCCATCTGTGAACCGTTTAACAGTCGCGTCCCGCGCCTCTTTTGGGGTTGTTCCCGTAACCATTTCACATGATACTCCGGCATCAAGGAACCGGTTAACCAGCTCGGTTGCATGGTCTATCCCGGTCGCATACACCAACCACGCACGGCGGTCTTCACCCTGCGCCACGATCTCTGCTGTAACCTTATCATTCAGTTCTTTGGTGTTTGCTGCATGTTCAAGGTCACGGAGGTTGTAATCACCGGCAGTTGTCCGGACACCTTTCAGGTTTATTTTGTCTGCACCAAGTTTGGATATCACCGGACACAGACAGCCTTCTTCAATCAGATCCAACACCGATATGTCATATGCAATCCCATCAAATATCGCGCCATCACCCTCATGTAACAGACCAGAATCCAGTCTATAAGGGGTTGCGGTTAACCCGACAATCGCAACATCAGGATTAATTTCACGCATCTTTTCAATAAACGCAATATACCGGGTATTGTTTTTGCGCGGTATCATGTGCGCCTCATCAATCACCACAATATCAATGTGACCCAGCTTTGCTGCGTGACGGTATACCGACTGGATACCGGCAAAAATGATTTGTGCGCCGGTATCTCTCCGGTTCAAACCCGCGCTGAATATCCCGGTATTGCAGCCCGGCCAGTGCGATCTCATCTCAATCTCGTTTTGACGGACAAGTTCACGGCTATCAACCACCACAACGGCCCGGACATACGGATACTGGATACAGGTGCGCCGAATGAACTCGGCTATCATCAGGCTTTTCCCACTGCCTGTGGGCGCAACCACAAGGGGATACAACCCTTTTCCCGCCTGCCAGTAATCGTATAACGCATCAATCGCGGTCTGCTGGTATCCCCGTAATGTGTAGGTCATAGGATATCCGACCGAATATCAATCTGGTCATGGTCGTCACACCCTTCTTTCTGGTGTTCCGTGGATAGATACGCATCCTTTTTCCTGCATACCCACAACCCGTCACGGTCTGGCCGAGAATACATACATGTCCGGCAATTGTGTTCCATACAACCATTTTCCCAGCATATTGGCCTGAACTGGCAATATCTACATTCAAATGTTGTTGGTCCAAACTTGCGGTCATCTACCGGGTGGGGACGGTCACGGAATATCACTATCTCGGCGTTTATTGCAATACGTGACTGCATATCAGGATCTTCCGGGACACGTTCACCATAGATATCGTCCGTCTCTTTACAGACAGCGAAATAGTATGCTCTTGTCAAGCCCGACCATGCCATATACTGTTGCATCTGAATGTAATGTTGTGGCATGGTGTCTCGAACACACGATTTGGATAATGCCTGGAACACCGATGTTTTCATTGTCTTCATTTCAAGGACGTGCCATGTTACCGGTGCTTCAGGGAACCCCCTGCCAATACCATCCAGACTACCCGCATAATGCCCACCCCATGATTCATACCGGATCTGGGTATCATCATCAGAATCAGGCATCTTATCATAGACCTCGATACCAATATCACGGAGATCCTGTATTACCCGCGCCTCTTCCCGGTGCCCCGTCTGGAACAGACGTAACAGCCTACCCGGGAAAGACGGTGCAGCAGCCCATCGAAACGTGAACCATTTGTATCGGTCACACGGGTGCCCGATAACACTTGCACCAAGATGTGGTCGTCTCCAATCCGAAACGGTATCCTCATACCGTTTGTATATTCGCTGTATGGTTTCCGGTGTTGTTTCAAGTTCAACCATTTTCCACCTCAAAACAGGATGAAAAGAGTTATTCAAGGGTGATGGTTTCACCCTCGACCTCTTCGCCGTGCACTTCCATCCACCAGCTGACGAACCACGTGGATACTACCATGATCATGGTTGTTGAAAACGCGGTGATGAACGCCATCAGTAACAGGAACAACTCATACTGAGATGCACCAACTGCGGCACCACTCACTGCAATCATCACGGCAAGCCCCATGAACCCGACCATGAGACCACCAATGATTGATTTTACCCGTCCCTTTGCTTCTGCAACAGACGCCATTATTTCTGCCATGGGACACCACCTTTACCGTTGACCGGGGACGGTGCACCCATTTGCACGGGACCGGGTGATGGCGATGGTGATGATACGGTTGCCTGGTTTACCGTTGTGGTATTAAGTTTGCTACCATCTGCCGGGAAATACCCTCGAATGGTATTCTGTTTCATATCATCACCTTCATACCGGTTCATCATGTCAACTGACACCTTCACCATCAGAGGTTTGTCATGCAGTTCAGACGAGTCACGGGGAACCATGACACCCACTGACCGGCATATGGAAGACAGAACCTTTTGCGCTATCTCCACGGTTTTCGTGTTCTTGTTCTTCAGGTTGAGCCGGTCAAACAGTTTCCTGTTCTTGAACTCTCCATCAACAACCTGGAGGTCGAGTTTCAGGAACTGGCCTTCACCTGACTTGGTTGGGACCATATCCGAATCTGTGATGACACAGATGTATTCTCCTGCGGGCAATGGTTCAAAGGAACCGGCTGGTTCCACTTCGTTGGCGTTAAAGTTTAGTTTTGCCATGATTATTCACGTCCTGGTAAATGTTTTTCAAATTCTGACCATACAAGAGGGACACTGGTCGGCATCCCATACCGGTTCTTGGCGATATATGCGCCAGAAGGCTGTAACCGGAGCACACGGGTATCCGTTGAGATGACTCTTGACCTGCGTTCATCTTTATCAACGAACCCGGACGCCTTCTCACTGGTCGTATACGTGTCAAGGGTCGCAAACCCGATGATATCCGCATCTTCACTGCATAACGCGGCGGCCCGCTTATTCAGTTTCAGCATATATTTGTCATATGCCGGATGCAACGGATCTTCGATCCGGGTGATGTTGGTATGTGCGATCATGATGACCATCATTCCCCGGTGGTCACGCAGCGCGGTAAGGTATTGGAGTATCGTTCTCCACTCTTCCTGCGCCTCAATATATCCACGACCGTACCCGGGTGTCTCAATTGATGGAACTTTAAGTCTCTGGCATGTCGCATCCCAGATCAGAGGTTCCAACCAGTCAAGACTATCAATCACGACAGTCTTGTATTGGTGTTCTTCACGGCCAAGGTGAGATAATGCCTGGATAACAGAATTAAAATCGGTTATCCCATCAAAACAGTCAGCTTCGATACTACCTAACCCGTCTTCGGTTCCAATGAACACGGGCGAGGGTGCATGTGCGGCAAATGTTGTTTTGCCGATACCTGCGTCACCATACACGATGATACGTGGTGGTTTCATTACATGCTTGATAATTTGCATTTCTTTATTCCGTTCAATGTGTTAATCAATTCGGTTCAGTTCAGCTCAATTCAGTTCAGACGCGGTCTTTTTCTCTGTCAACCACCTCCTAAAACACCATACGCATGTATCGTATATATAACTTTTGTTTAACATCTATATGCGATAGTTTATATAATGGGAAAGACTAAAAGAGAATCCATGTTATCTTTGGAAGAGATCCGTGATCGTTTAAAAGACAGGAATATGGCAGAGGTTGCCAGAAAAATCGGAATAAGCCATATTACAATATGGAAACTTAGATCGGGCGCGCAAGACAACTTTTCATATGCCACCATCAAGGCACTGTCGGACTATTTTGAGGAATGGCCATGAACAACACGGATGCTGCTCGATCCGCACGGTTTGAATTTCAAGAACGCAAGTAAAAATAAAGGGGTGTTGAATTTGGGCAATAGTATTTCTACATCAAAAAATATAAAGGTTTGCGGTGCTCGGTATATAAACGAGTTTGGGTGGAAACTTGTTCCTATCCCACCAGGTGTTAAGGGACCAAATCAAACAGGATGGAACAAACCCGAAAACCTGATTCATACTGACACCGAACTTGAACAACTCCGTGACGGGTGGAACATAGGTGTTCAGCTGGAAGAATCGGGTATCGTTTCTATTGATGTCGATTCTATCGAATACACAAAAATCATATTTGACCACTATGGTATCAATTATGATGATATTTTTGCAGAGGCTGCGCGCATCAAAGGGCGACCGGGCCGGGATAAAGCACTGTTCCGCGCTCCCGACAGCATCGAATTAACAACCCACAAACTATCATGGCCCGCAAAAGAGGGTGAAGATAAACCCACCACGGTTATTGAGTTTCGTGCAGGCGCAGTACAAGACGTTTTACCACCATCAATTCATCCTGACCTACACGCGCCATACAAATGGGGATACTTTCCTGAAACGCTCCCCGAACTACCAAAAGAACTTATAGCAATCTGGGTTGAATGGGAAAAATTCAAACCACAGATGCAGAACCTGTGTCCTTGGGATACCAAAGAATACACTGAAAAACCCACACCAAAGGCAAGGTCAACACCAAAACAATATGGTGGGGTTATCCAGCAATTCAATAATCAATATTCATGTGAGAACCTCCTTACCCGATACGGATATGTCCGAAAAGGCGCGTCACGATGGTTATCACCATATTCATCAACCGGGCTGGCGGGTGTGGTGATCATGGATAACGGACGCGTATTCAGCCATCACGGTTCCGACCCATGGGCGAACGATGCACACACACTTGACGCATTTGACCTGTATTGCCAGATGGAACACGGGGGAAACATTGATGCTGCGCTGGATGCTGCACGAATAGAATTTAACATACCCACATCAGAACAGCTGATAGAAGAAGGCAAACAAATATCAGAAATATTGTTTCAAAGCATAAAAAAACAGGAAGAGTTACCCGAATACCTGATATCCATACCCGGTATCCTTCAGGAAGTGGTTGAGTTCTTTAATGAAACCGCAAAAAAACCACAACCACAATTTGCAGTATCAACTGCCCTGGCGTTGGGTTCAGTTATTCTTGGTCGCCGGTTTGTTACTGACCAACGCAACTATTCATCGATATACCTGGCAAACATTGCAAAAACGTCCGGTGGTAAAGAACATTCAAAAACCGTTATTGAGTTGCTTCTTAGTCAGGCGGGACTTGATAAACTTGTTGGACCCACCGGATACAATTCAATCGGGTCGGTATTTACCGCACTTCAGAACCAGACCACGCACATTGCTATCATAGACGAACTTGGACTCCATTTTAAAGCAACAGTTCTTGCAAGTGACTCAAACAAACTTGAAGCACAGCGCGCCATCATGGAAGCGTTTGGCCGTCTTGACGGCTCGATGAAACCAATGGCATATTCTCATATGACTCTATCAGAAACCCAGAAAGCAAAAATGGAAACAATTGTCATCAAGAAACCGGCAATAACCATTCTGGGGATGTCGACCCCGGATACCATATACAGCAATATCAGTGTAGAATCCATTGCATCCGGGTTCATACCTCGTTTTGTTTTTGTTGAATCGATATATGAAAGACCAAAAAGCAGGCGTATCGGCGCATACCCAAAAATTTCAGATAAACTCATTCAATGGATGAAAAAGAACGCGCATTTGCATACGGGTGACGGAAATTTAACTGATGGGTTTGGTGCTCAAACACCACCAGATCCTGTTGTAATTCCATTTGAACCGGATGCGCTTGACTTGTTTGACGAGTATGAAGACGAGATCCTGAAACGCCAGGCAGCGTTAGACACGCATCAGATATCCGGGTTAATTGGGAGAACCATTGAGATTGCCATGCGCATTTCGCTTATCGTTGCCGTATCGTGTAACCATGCTTGTGTGTATAAAGAAGATGCCGAATGGGCGATAAAATTTGTTGACTACTATTCATTGCAGACAGAGAAACACATCCGGCACAGGGTATATGGTAG